CCCGGTCAAACAAAGAACCTAACTGAAAGGCTGCCCCTGATACCAGTTGCGGGTACTCCTGTAGGAAGTCCTCTACCGCATCCTCGAACTGTTGCTTGAACGAATCCAATGATGCCTTGTAGTCAAAGAAGTTAGCCATAGGTAACAGGCGTGACCCCCCGTCAGACCACACAGTAGTCTGCTCGTAGTGCCACGTGCGGATCGTGCCAACAAGTTTCTGCACCTGCTCTAACTTCTGCGTACCTGCCAACAGATGCTTGTGATAGTTACCCGCCCGTGACTTCGTACCCTTGGCAGAGTCGATCTCTTCGGACACCTTCTTGTCTAACTTGCGACCAGTCCACGCACTAATGTTGAGGTCAATCAGTACGCAGTCAGACAGATCCATCACCACAGAATCATTTTGCATTTCCATTTTCACTCTCCTTAAGTTATGTATGTTTACTGCTCGTTACCATTCCTCAAGTCAGACTTGAGGTATTCCTTGCACAACCACATCACGAACTGCGAATAGTTAAGATCTATCCCCGTGCGTTCCGCGTGTGCCTTCTTTGCTTCATCTACCAACGCCCGTGCATCGGCACGGATTAACAACGCTTTGTACCCCGGACTGTTACTCATGTTTAATCTCCCATATGAACTGTTATGCCAACATCGGCGGTAATACCCTTAGTAGTAATTCCCCAAAACATCGGTGCGTTCCAATGCGTACCCCAACCATCCACATGACCATCGGTCAGCATGACGATTGCTTCAGGCTTTAACTTCTTGTCACGCATATAGTCAGACACACATTGTGGCCTCGTGCCCCCACCACCACGGGGCTTAGTCGTAGTCAACAACGCATCGAACGAATCACGCTCGTACACCTCGTGTTGACATACTTGTGTATCCCAATACAGCAAGTCGATTGCTTCGGGCGTTACCGTCTTGCAGATCTGTTGCACCTCACCCAAGAACTCACCGATCTGACGCGATCCGATAGACCCTGACATATCAATAGCCAAGACCAACCGACCCACCGACTCACCAATAGTAGAGGGCAGATACACATCACGATCCACCCACCTACGGTTAGGCTTGCGCCATGTAGAAACATCTTTGTCATCACAGAATGTAGTGATGAAGTCACGCAACGCATCACGCCAATTGACCTTAGACTCAAGGATCTCAGCGATCTCGCGTGGCACATTCGCGCCCAACTTACCCGCTAGTAGTGCGCCTTGTCGCAGGGCTTGGTCAATGTCATGTGCGATCTTGTCTTTTTCTCCCTGCGATAACTCTTTGGCATCCTCCCACCCATGCTCGTCAAAGCCACCGCCCGTTTCCTCATCATCACCATCATCACCTGATTCCGAACCATCTCCATTCTCCCCTTTGGATTTACCTTCGCCTTTGCCTTTACCCTTGCGTTGCTTTTGTTGCTTGAGCATACGGAACACAGTACCCGCATCGAGTCCGCGATACTGCTCATCCAACAACCCACCCTCGGGCAGAGATACGAATGTGCCGTTAGGGTCAGAGTCATAGATCATTAGATTGATCACATAGTCACACGCCATGTTGGATAACTTAGCGTCTTGCTTCCAAAGATCTTCCCACACAGTCATGTGGCGAAACGCCTTGTGCAGATTCTCGTGAAGTATCAGACCACGCAAGTCAGCATCCGATAACTTGTCAACGAACTTGCGCCCGTATCGTGTGTTGTAGCCATCGGTGTACGCAGTCGGGCAACCCTGATCTAGCACAGAGGTACGCCCCATCATAAACACACCCGAGTACAACGCATACTTCGGGTCATTCATCAGAGCAATGTGCGCTTTCTGCACACGCTGTTCAGCACTTAGTTTTTGTGTCATGTTCACTCTCCATTAGAAACTCAAGTCAGACTTGAGGATTAGAACGCCCATTGATTCTTGATAGCCCACTGCTTGAACTTAGTATTGCGGGTAAGTATTGACTGCTTGGTGCTTGACTTCATAGCAGACTTGGCAAACATCGCCTGCCACTCAAGATCAAGACGCTCGGCATAGTCGATCCACGCATCGATAGACTTGTCATCCACACGGGTCAGCGCAGAGAACACCACCATGCATTTAGCGATCACATCGGTAGCCCCCGGAACCTTCGCACCCTTGGGGTCAGCAACGATTGATTCCCATGTCGGCAACTTGTCCACCACCGTGAAGAACGCTTGCATCTCAGCAGCAGCCTTGTCACCCACCGTACCCGCAAGTAAAGACTGCGTTACCAAATCACCGAGGGTATGGCGCTGCTTGACGATATGAGACGCCTTCTCTAAAGATCTTGGTGTAACAAACGCAGACTGTGGCTTACCCACGCCAAGACGATTGGCTCAATACCGTTGTCCACCGCCCACGCACCCCATGACTCAGGATCGAGCGAACCATCTACATTGAACCCTGCGTGTGGCTTGCGCACCGTAGTGAAACAGACACGGTTACGGGCATGGGCTTCGAGCGAATCACCTACGCCATCCGTTGACAAGTTAGTAGTACCGAACACAATCGAACCTTTGGGCAGGGTCATGTCACCGATGCGATACTCGTTCATCAGAGTAAGCAATACATTCTTGACCGCCTTCATTGCCTTGCCGATCTCGTCGAGCATAACGATCACGGGCTTATCCGATTGCAATTGGAACCGAGCATTGGGTGCGAACCGAGTCACCCGAATCCCATTCTCCTCCACCGTATAGGGCAGGGCAAAGTCACCCAAGTCCAACAAGGTGCAGTCAATGTACGCTGTCGCATACTCAGGGAAACGCTTGGCAAGAACTTTGAGCATGGCAGACTTACCAATGCCCGGCTCACCCTGCCCAATGATTGTCACCTGATCACCCACCGTCGCAATTGCATTTGCGAACTGCGACAAAGTTACGGAACTACCTAGATTTATTGTTGCCATTTTCACTCTCCATTTTTATTTAAGAAACTACAAACTCCCCGCTAACGCGGTGCCATGAAAAAACTCAAGTCAGACTTGAGGAAATACATTTACAACTACACATTACTACAACTGAATACCTCTATTATATAACAAGATTATCTCTAATGCAAGAGGTATCCACCTCCCGTGTGGTGTACACATCCATCTGCTTGATCAACTTACCGATAAAGTTTTTGATTGCGCTCACCGAATACTTGCGATCATCTAGTGTTAGTTTTATGGTGTATGAGTCATTGGGGTATGGTTGGAAATCAAGCGCACTAACCTCAACTGTATCTATCGGATACGTATATTCCAATATGCAATACATCGCACGATCCCAAGTATCTACATCCTCAACGCTTAATATCTCAAGCACCGCATCAAGGTCGCGCAGGTATGCTTCGTATGTATTGTGGCTGTATTGTCTTTGCCACTTGCTGAGTTTGTGACCCTGCAAGATTGCCTTAATGTTTTCCTCGAACCCAAAGTTATACCTGTATTGTTTCCATGCGTATCCTCCCGATCCACCTTGATCAGCGAGCGAACGCCATTGCTCAGTCGTGCTTGCTCGCACCCAACCATCTGCCAACTTGAGCATAGTCGTTGCGTACTTCTCGAACCCTTTGATGCGCTCGCGCACCGCCTTGGATTTACTACGGTCAACAACTTTCTGCGTGAGTTTAATTTCCGTGGCTAGTTTCCAATCACCACCCTCTTGCTTGAATGTCACCACCTTGTCGTGGAGGATCGGCACCTTCTGATCACCTCTCAGCACCCACACTTGACCCCGCGTCTTGGTAGCACGGAACGGGGAATGTGCGCTCATAAAGTCTGCTGTGCTAACAGTATTGTGCCCGTTTGTCCTGAACTCGATCCGCCCATCGGGGCTGTACATCACCACATTGGTACGATAAAGCCTTGCGCCATACCACACACCATCGGCGCGTGTATCTTTAACTAGCAACTCCCAATCCCTGCGACGCTTACCAAGTGGGCGCACATCTTCTGCCCTGCCACGGATCGGCTTGGTATCTTCGTATCTGTTTCTAAAGAACTCGTATGTCAGGTATGTCATTTTCACTCTCCTTAGTTTTCTCAAGTCCGACTTGAGTTTGTTGGGTTTACTTATCTTTCCTTATGTCCAACCAAATCACTACACCGATGCCCACAACTACAATCACCACGAACCACACCAACTCTTGCGCAGCCTGAGCAGCCATGCCCGAGTCAATCCACCAATTTGTTTTCAT